AAATTTGGGGGCTGGTTATCCTAAACGCCGAGAGCACAGTTTGTTCTATCTGTGGAGCCATATTAGCGTACCAAGCATCACTTGCGTTATTTGGTATGGCGGTAATATCGGGTGCGGTCTCAGCATTCTCACTAAAAAATAGGAAAAATTTTCCTGCGTTATTCGTACTTGTATATTTCGCCTCGAGCTGCCTTTGTATCATCGTCATCTCTTCTTCATTAGGTGTTCCGTTCTTAAATGAAACAGCCATAGAAGGCATCATACTATTTTGTGTATTACAAAGATGGAAGTTCTTTATCTCAATATCTAATTGAATACTTGTTATAGCTGCTACCCAATCAGGTGCGGTATAATAGTCCATACCAGGAATGTAAGATTTTACATACATAATCTGTGATGTAGTATCATCGGTCATATTGAATGCTGGTATTTCTATGGGCTTGAACTTTTGTGGGTTTACTTGAGTACCCTTCCAATCAACAGAATACCAATATGTTCCTGTGTTACCAAACATATCTTGTTTACCTGCTCTTAATCTTGAGAAGTCGGTATGGTAAAACTCTGCGATACCACCGTCATTAGATTTTACAATATTTAATGCATATCCGCCGAATAAAATTCTATCAGTAATACACTTCTCCATTACCTCATACACGGTCTCATTTCTATTAGCCATAGCAATAGCACCAGGGTTCCCTTCTTTAACAAGAAGGTTCTTACCTTTAACACCATAAATGATAGCGTTGATACAAGCTCTGTTAATTGAACTATATTGGTAAAGAGCTAATAAGTGATTTGGAAATAGGTTATCCTCACCATAAAAAATGTAAGGCTTGTTTTTCACTACTTCTTGATATTGAGGTACTGCCGCTGGCATACCGAACTCTTGAATGTGAATATTATTTTTTAATTTTGTATCGCTCATACTAATAAATATCTGTTTTTTCTATTTTATCCACATTAGTAGATTTGATTGATAGTTAATATGACTGCAGGTGAGTCAGGTATTGAACCACTCGCAGCTATGTTATCAATAGTTGTATTACTTGATGATGATTGAATACGAAGTTGTAAAGTCTCACCAGCAGTAAATGAATGAATTATTGACGACATAGAGGTTGCTTTACTATTAGAACCGATTGTTTGATGTGTAGCTGAATTAGCTATTTCTCCAACACCATCCTTAAACCAAAACGCAACATCTGCAGAACCTGAAGCTTGACTGAATTGATAAGAGGCTGTAATTAAAAATGTACCACCACTTGTAAAAGTTATTGTATTTGCACTTAATGAAATATCCAAAGACGATGACCCTGAAGTAGTTAAATTAACAGTAGTAGCAGTAGTTGCGGTTAAAGGTTGGTCTGTTAATCCATAAAATGTAGCATAAGCTCTTGGAATGAACTGGTCTCTCTCAATTTTGTAGGTACTACCATTCTCAACAACAGGTAATATTGTTGTTGATGTTGATGCGGTTAAACCCGTTAGGGCTGAAATAGGAATGTTTGCCATATTATATTAGTATATTATTGTTGTCTTCAGTCAAGAGTAATCCAAAATTCTCTTGAGCTAAATAATTATAGATACAGTCTTGTTCTTCTTCACTAACATAAATTATGTTTGAGAAGTCTTCATCGTTAGAGATGTATGGTTCAAAGAAACAATCGTTGGTATCATCACCTACGATAAGAATGGCTCTACCTGACTCTAGTTTATTATATGTTAGTCTAATGTCTGTATTTGTCGGGCTTAATTGTTCGTAGATAGAATAATACCACTGTCCCAAATAATCCCCAAAAGATACTGCAGGTGGAGTTGCGGACAAATCCGTATTTGGGGTCTCAACAAACCTAAACTTATCATATCTTACATTAGAGGTGATAACTTCAGGGATGAATGATATTCTCTCCTTACTAGCGATATTTTGAAAAGAGAATAGGTAATACGGATTAGGTAGTGTCTTATTCATAGACACAGTCGCTATTAGGTTATTTACCTGGTTCTTTCTTATTATTAACATACTCGCTTATTATATAGTGGGCATCTAGTTTATCGTCTATCAACAAAAATAATATATTCATATCTCTTATTGATTTTACCACGAGGTATAGTTCCACTTATCCTTAAGATAGTTTTGAACCTGTGTTTGTTCTCCTGCCGTTAATGGTCTACCAAATACCATAATCTCACCAATTTCAACTCCTGGATTAATATTCGTACTAAGAGTTCCACCTGAAGTTGGTACTGTTCCAATACTTATAGCGTTTATATTTGACGCTGTTGTTCCTGTAATATTAGCAGTTGTTGCCGTAGTTGAATTATTTAATGCGAAATTTGGTAAACCTGATGGATAAGGAATTACGTGAGTATATAAAAACTTATTATTCAAGTTACTAGCAGAAAAAGCTGTAATTCCATTACCAATTATAGAATATCCAGAATAAGTAATGTTTAATTGTAATACATTATTTGTACCACTATTAAAGGCGGTTCCATAATTTACAGGGAATGAACTAGGAGTTGGTACAAACCCTCCATTTGTGGTATTACCCGAGTATAATAACATATTAAACCCGAAACCATTAACTGTAGTTGAGGCACTATAGTTATAACCTGGATTACCCACAACCATAAACACACTTGACCCTGAAACAGGAACTATTGTATCGTCAAACCTTTGAGTTAAGAAATCTCTTAGACCTGTAGTTGCACTCTTATTAAACCTTACAACAAGTTGTGAACTTGGAAATAGACTTGAACCAGACCATACTGGCATCGTGTCTTTAGTTGTCCCTGTAAGGACTTTTTGATACGTTCCTATACTTCTCCAAGCAGCGACATAATCTGTCCCTCCTGAAGAGATATAATCGATTGAACCTATATTGGTTGCATCATACCATAAGGCTGGTGTTTCAGGTAAAGGGAATGGTGTAGAACTTGGCGTAATAGTTGGAGTGGGCGTAGGCGTGGATGTAGTTGTAGTTGTGGGCGTGGGAGTTGGCGATACTGCGGGAGTTGCACTTACTTGTGGAACAACACCTGCTTGTTGTCCGTCATTCTCCATTTGAACTTTTGGCATTAAGTCAATACGTCTGTATCTTGACTTTTTCAAATCCCAAGCGTCCATAGGGTTCGCATTTAATGGCGTTTTTTCCTTATTTGTAGCAAGACCAGGTTGATAAAAGTAAGTCTGTTGCTTACCCAATACTCCCCAAGTTTTTTTACCTATGTTTTGTTTCCCGAAATTTCTCATTTAATAAGTTTGGCTAAAAAAGGGGGACAAAATATCCCCCTCTTATTATTTTTATTAGCAAGGAACTGATGCTAGCGAAAGACCTACTAATGTAGAACTTAACGAACCTGCTAATTTCTTAGCTGGTTCTTTTTCAAAACCTTCTAATACTACGGTGTATCCATTTCTGTCCGCGAATGCTGTACCTGACTCTGCAGTTCCAGACGCTAACGCCATACCGAAATCTTCACCTAAATAGAATATACTACCTTCATTTGTCTCAACAAATACCTTCATATTTGTATTTTGAGCAAGAAGTTTAATTTGGTTTCTCGTGGATTGTTGCAACTTCAAAAACACTAGGTTTAATTGTTGGTTGTACACGATTGTACCATTTTCTAAACTTGCTTGGATGTTCTCAACAAAATTAGATGTATTTTTTTCAACTTGATAAGTATAAACAGTTCCACCTGTTGCACCCACAGTCAAGATTTCTTGGTCTGCGTTTTCTGTTGTGCCTGTAACACAACCAGCAACTATGTAGACTTGTTTTATACCACCTATTGAGTCACGACATCCTTTTAGGACGTTTGATGTGATAAAACAGCTTGAAAAACTCATAATTTTTGTTTTTTATTTAATAGTCCATAAGGACAAGTTTAGTTTATGTTAATCCGTTAGTGATTACGAAGTTCGGCCAGGCCAATTGTACGCCAATTTTAAAATTTGAACGTAATCTCACCTCGTCGAAATCGACAGAATAGAACATTTTTAATGTTTCTTGGTCGCTTAATAAGTCAACTCCCATAACTGCATAACCTGCAGGCATAAGAACTAATAGATTTGAACCATTTAATCCACCAACTGGGTGTACTAAGATGTTAGTAGCAGGGTGGAATGTTTTAAAGTCTTCGTAAGATGACTCAGGGTTGTAGTGGTAGTAGTTAGCTGTTCTATAGTTGATTAAGTATTTTCTATAGTTAGCGTGAGACATAAACACTACTAAGTCAGTTCTGTCTACGATATCATCAGGGATTGCTTCAACAAGTAAATCCACTTGTGCTAATGCATTTGTAGAAGTTAAAGCTGAAGAACCAGTTACAACGATACCACCAGTAACTGTTGTAGTTCCTGAACCTTGTTGTGCTACTAATTCTTTGAAACCTGAGAAACAAGTATCAGCAGAGCTTGCACCCCACATTAAGTTCTCTACATATTGAGAGATTTGTGCCACTTTAAGCTCAGAAATCTGGGCTTCAAATGGTACCGTTTCAGGAGTTGAACCTGGTGTTAATAATTGACCTAGCCAATAGTTATTCAAATCTGCGGGACAAAGACTTTCATTCACCTTGTATTGGCAAACTTGGATATCCCTTTGTGTGTATATGGTTGAACCGCTTGAGTTCCAACCGCAAGTGCCTTCTTGAACTACTAATGTAGAGTTAAGCAAATTAATCGCTTGTGAGCCCTTCACCCCAGGTTGCACCTTAATAATTTTTGCCGTCTCTCCTTCAAGAATTGCACGTCTAATCAATTCTCCACCAACTTCGTCTGTGTAAGTTGCTAAAGATGATAGATTAAAACCGAAATCATATTTCTTATTCATTTCTTTTGTTTTTTGTTTTAGTTTATTTAATTTTATTTTTTAGATAGAGTATTAGCTCTTGTTCTAATTAACGCTGATAACGCATCGTCTTTGTGTGCATTAAATTCTGCGCTAATGTTTTTAGCTTGAGAAATTGGTTCTCCTGCTGGTTCTTTAGAGAACTTGGCAACTTTTGCCTTCATCTCTTCTTGAGTTTTAGTAATTTCTTCCATCTTCTTTGCCATAGCATCGATTTTTTCCATCATTACTTTTTTGAACTCTTGGTCGTCGATTGTGTCGTTAGCTTCGCTTAATGCAGGAACCATACCCATTTCTTCATCTGTTTCAGCAAGTTCTACGTTTTCTCTCTCGATGATTTTTCCGTCTTTTGTAATAATCTTGATTAAAACTTCTTCACCTTCTGTGTCTTTAAGTTTTAATTCGTGCGTCCCATCAGGTGCTTTTGTTTCAGCGCCATCAGCAGTTACTACAAATACGTCTTCACCAACATCGAATGTAGGGGATTTTACTACGGTTCCGTCCTTCAACATAGCGTCTACGAACTCTTGTGTTTTGTTTTCCATATCGTATTTAATTTCTTGGACTAATCCGTCCTTGATTTTTATTTTGGTTGTATCGTCCAATTCAAATGCACCATCAGGAGCAGGGAGTTGTCCGTTATCAGTTATAATATAAATAGGCTCGTCTATAGCCAATTCACCTTCTGTAATGAACTCGTCGTCCTTCTCCGCGATTTTGTATGAATTGAATTTTTGCAATCCAAGGAGTTTATTTATTCTTTTAATAGCATCTTGGTAAGTCATAATTATTTAATTTCTTTTAGAATGTTTTTTATTTCATCAAGTACCTTATGTGTCTCAGCGTTGAACTTTGCCTTCTCCAAAAAATACCCTTGAACTGAAAAACCTTTTAGTTTGCCGTCTTTTACTTTTCCCCAAGTGGCATCGTCATTCACTTTAACACTAACCATCCAAGTACCTTTAGGGTAGTTCATACCAAATACTTGTTGTTTGTCTTTAGTCTGGTCTTCTACAATCCAAGACTCTACGACATCCACACCACTAAGAAACTTACGTCCGTGTTCGATATTGGTTTTATCCAATAACTTCTCTTGCATAAACTTCTGTTGTAGTTTTTTAATGGTCTCAGCTGTAAAATACACATAGTATATTTCACCTGTGATTTCGTTTCTACGAATAATCATCTTATCAGGTATCATCGCTGGCCCTAATAAAAGTCTTTGTTCGTTATTAAATACTGAAAAAACTGCTTCTTCACTAGAGAATTTAGACATACTCTCGTATTGTTCTATAGTTCTCTCAACCCAAGGTAAGGCTTCTACACCTCCCCATGCATCAACTGCAAGTTTTGCACAACCATCGTCATAAGACTTACTTACGTCCAAGTTTTCCTTATGTCTTGAGATAAAAGATTTCATCCTCTTTACCGTCTCAATAGATATCGGTTTACCTTGAGCTAATTGTTGGGCTCTTACCTTACCTACCTGAGTCATACAGTTGTTAGGGTTACCTGTTCTCTCTATATAATCTAAAGCCGCTTGCGCGTTTTTACGGATAAGTGCAGGGTAATCATCATAGCTAGCAAAATCACCAGTAATATAATTTCCATCGGCGTTCATTTCTTCGTTAATTGGAACACAATTAGGGGAACCATCGTCTTTTAACCCGATTGGTTCGTATCCTTCCCAACAGGCGTCTTCTAACCCATACATATCAGGGTGTTCTTCATCACCTTCTGGTTCGTGTGTCTCACAAGGCATCCATAATACTTCAGTACCATATTGCATAGAGTGAGAACCTTTACATCCAATAGCTTCAGCCATAGCCTCAGCGTCCTCTCTATTTTTAAACATAGGGAGAGACGCTAATACAGGCTTTTTTACAACCTTTTTGGTTACTTGGTCTACATAAGGTGCTAATGCAGATACATTAGGGTTCCCTTCAGTTGAGAAACCTACTCTTGGTGGGGTATTACCAGCAGCAATAGTTGCTGTGGTTCTTGTATCAGGCCCTGGCATA